GGTCATTCTTTATTGCTGAAGCTGCCGCGCCTTCTCTAGTAGAGGAACCAATAGTTTGTGTTTGTTTATATTCTTCTCGATGATAATATGTAACTAAATCTGCCACAGCAAGTCTTAAATCTTCTGGAATAGAAGTATATCCTGCAAGATAAACTACCTTTACAGAACCAACACCTTTCTTCCAGTTCATGTAGGCTCCCGAATCTGTAGTACGAATTATTGAATCAGTAACTGAATCAAAGTACCACTCATATTTACTATTTGTACCATCTCGAAAAAGTTCAGTATAGCTTTCAGTTTGTCCCTCTCTTTCATATACATTTGTAATGCTAATAACAGGGCACTCTGTAAGCTGAACTACATGACTATCCCATTGAATATCAAATATATCAGTTTTACCTGGAGAGGTGGCATAGGCATCAAACTCCGTGCCACAATAAGTACGAATGAGCTTACTTACACTCGTAAGTAAATACTCATATTTCTCATCGTTAGCCGAAGAACTTACGCCCTCTAGTAACTTATAATCGTCTAATGTTAATAGATCTGCCATTTTCTCCCCCGAAGGACTGGGGAGTCCCGAAAGACTCCCCTTTCCAAAGTATTAAGAATTAATACTTATAAGCAACTACTTGACCGCCACCGCCGGTACCAATCATGCAGTCAAAACCTCGTCGCTGAGTAGCAACAAGAACTCGACGCTGATTAGCTACTTCATAATCCTGCTCAACGGTTACACCGCGAAGAACTGGAACTACAAAGTTACGTGGATTAACGGCTACAGCAAAAGCTTTATCTGCTGCTGCTGTTGGGAATTCATCAGATACAATAACAGGAGAACCCCACAGATTACCAATTTCACCAGTAATCTTAGTAGCACGCTGATCACCGACTTCATTGATGTTTTGGAAGTCAGGATCTGCAAGAAGTGCATAGTAGCAATCCAAAGATACAATAAAAATTACATCTCCAGGACGACGACCATACTTACCCATAGACTGACGAAGCTCAAGGAGCTTATTAGCAGCTGTTGCACCAAGAACAGTAGCTGCATCAGTAAAAGGAGATACACCAGAATCAATAGTCTTAGTAGCATCTTTTGCACGCTCTACAAGACCATCATAAGCGCCAGAAAGAGCTGCATCAGCATGACCGCCCATAAGCAGAGATTGCTCAATAGCACGAGCGTGTGCACGAACCATTGACTCACGAATCAACGGAAGAATAGGAATAATTGCTTCTTCTTCAGTTTCATTTGCAAGATAAGAATTTGAAGCCATCTTATAAGTTTGAAGCACTTTACTAGTCATGTCAATACCACTATTTGGAGAGGCATCATCACGAGCTTCTAAATTACCTTTATAAGCTGTTCCAGAACCAATACCAGCATTAGCATTAGGGACACCACCAACAAATTCTGCATAACCTGCATCAGGCATGATTGGAACAACCATAGAGGCTGCACTCATTTGAATCTTACGGAACAGAGGATCAAGAACCAACTCAAGCTCAATATCGCGCTCGATTGCAGTGGATACAGTGCTTTCAAAATCTGAAGTCGCAGAAGTAGGAACTGCAACACCGCCATTATCATTAACCTTTTCCATAATAGAACGGCCAAGACGGGTGTCCATACCTTTTTGAGTTACTACACCAAGAATATGAGCATCTACAGCCTCAGATTCGGTATAGCCTTTTTGTCCAGAAGAACGGTCAGAGAATACACGCTTAGATTGACGCATTTTTTCAATTTCGTCAGCTTTTTCTCTCAGCTCTCCCTGCAAACCTGCAATAATTTCTGCATGATTTGCGTCTTTTTCAGCAAACTTCTTCTCAACATCAGCAAGAAGTTTTTCTGCGCCGGTTTGTACGGCAGTTACAATCCGAGCTTCTTCAGCGGCTTTTTGAGTAGCAGCCTCTTCAGCAGCTTTCTGTTCTGCTTCAAGTTGCTTTTGCTCTTCAGCCTTGCGCTCAGCTTCTTTCATAGCCATGGCAGCAGCCGTCTTTTCGACAGCAGATGCTACGATAGCGTCGATATCAATGTCACTCATAGTTTTCTCCTGTGCTTCGACTTGTGACAAGTCTTTAGGCATTGACTCTTCTTGGGAATGTTTTTCAAACTCCACGGTTACTTTGTCCTCAGTCTCCTGAACACTAATAACGTGTTTTTCCCTAGAATCGTCTTGATTGAAAGATTTCTTGAACTCCTCATACTCTGTCTCAGAGTTAAAGGACTTTGCAAGCGAAAAGGTTGCAGCTTGGTTAGCAGGAACCGTTACTACCGATACCTCCAATAATTCTGCATCCTTGATCTTGTATCCGTCAGTTTCCACCATATAATCTGCGTCCTTGACTCGGAAACCAACAGAAAAAGCTCCAAGAACGCCTTCCTTAATTAATTCACCCACGTGACCAGCAGATTTAGCAATTTTTGCTTTTAACTGCAGACCCTTATCATTCGTACCAAGCTGAACTGCTCGGCCAATCGGCTGATTATAATCGTGATTAAAAAGAATTACAGGATTATTTAAATAATTATCTAGACCACCTTTAGTCCAGGCTTCAGTTTCAATAATATCGCCTACGCGGTCAGTATTATTTGTGCTCGCCATTCCAGCAATATGAAGATCATCTCCATCTTCATATGCTTTGAAAGTTGAGCCGATATGAAAAATCTTATTCATGCTCTCCTTCCCAGGTTCCAGCTTTGCCTCTTAGTATTTCAAGAGGAGTTAGCTTCTTTGAAGGTTCTTCAACTTTTTCCTCTACCTCTACAGGCTTCGGAGCAGGTTTTGGAGCTTCATGTACTACACCAAGTTTAGTGTCATAAATTTCATGCCATCTATCTGCATAAATTCTTCGCATACGTCGAACAGCAGAACCTAAATTACTTTGAAATTGTTTTCTAAGATCAGCTGTCTCATAAGGATACATTGTTCTCATTTCTAGTAAAGTCAGCTCTCTGCCCTCTTTTACAAAAATTTCAAACATTGCATCAAATGCTTCACGCCTTCTACCATTACGCATCTGTATTGTCTCCTTCTACTGGTCTACCTCCGAGTTCTGGATTTACGGCAGACCCTGCTATATTTTGAGGCACTCGAATATCATCATATCCATCAAGCCTCAAATAATTAAGATTTTCTCTCGCTTCATTTGGAGTAATAATACCTGCATTAACAAGAGAAGTATAGTAAGAAGCTGCATCTCTAAGTTCCGGCTGAAGTGCGGGAATGTCACTAACATCTTCTTTGATTTCAAAACCAAAATATCTTTCTAATGCAGAATTAATTTTCTCTACAATAGGAAGTACGGTTTCCAAATAATACAAACGATGATTAGGTCGAATATTTGCATTATTGCCTGAATCTAACATAATCGGCGGAATACCAAGAACTTTTAGTATTTCTTTTTCCGCTGCTTCAATAGAAGTCTCAAAATCAAGTTCTCGAAAGTTTATATTAGATATAGTATCCAAATCCATTCCGCCATCAAGAATAAGAGGTCTGCGACCACCGCCATCTGGGCGATAACGAGTAATCCAATTCTGAATCATTCGTTCTTTATTTTTCTCGCTAATAACAGAGGGAGATTTGATAACAAGACCTGGCACGGCCCCGTTCTTAAAGAAGTTGTCCTGAAACTCACGCATTTTGGTGAGCTGTGACATAATTCGTCTTGCGGCGCGAAGGCGGCTAGTCCCTCTGTATATGCTGTTAAAGCTATTTTCTTTAACATGAATAACTTCATCAGGTCTATACTTGATATTTCTTTGAAAAGTATAGCCTTTGATATAGGTTTCTGTATCTGGCTCTATATCAGTATAATTTGCTGGGAGGTGATACAGCGAAACACCATCAAAATAAATAAAGATATTGCCGTCAAGTATATAGTCGATGATGAGGTTTCTTCGAAAGCTAGATATATCTTGAAAAGGGTTTGGTTCCTTGTTTAGTAACAAGTCGACCCTTGATCGACGCACTCCTTTCATTGTTGGTGTTAGCCCCTGTATAGGAGGCCCGACCCTTAAAGGAATCTCCGCTGTGTCATCCACAATCATATTGACTCCTCGATTAACAACCTCTAACCACTCATAATAAGCAGTATAGTGATGTGCTATTTCACGGGAGCCAATCGGCCCGGCACCTTCTAGGCTAACTACAATCTCTTCTTGTGCAGGATTTAGTTTTTCTTGCTTCCAGAAGTTATACCATGCCATGTTTTTCTCTTTGAATCTCTACCCAACGTTTTTGTTTTTGGGCTGTGTGTAGCGGTGGATTTCTTCCGTACACCGAATGAAGTTTTAGATGGTGCGTGTGACAGAGAGTAACTGTTTCGTCATAAAGCTCTGCCCAGTTATCATCAATAAATTCGTCTCTCCAGATAGTTATATACTCATCAGTATAGTGTTCTGGTCTTAGAGTAGTCTTTTCACTTAGCCATTTTTCTAATAATGGTACCAAAGTATAGAAATGGTGGAAGTCTAGCTTGATATTTGTCCCACAAATTCTACATTCATTTCCTTTTTCGTACCTAGATTTTGCTTTGTCTCGAATATATTTTATTTTATCTCTTTTTAGCATATCATTTTTTCACATTATAGCTATCTGGGAGGAAAATGTCAAGAATTATTTTTTCATAGGTCTTTAGAATGTCGGGGCAGTCTGCTCAAAACTATAAAGTGCGTATCTCAACGCGTCTGCCATGTGACTTGAGCTATCGTGGACAGGCTTTTCACGGATAAGATTAGGGTTAGGATCCCATCTATATTGGTCTAATGACCTTAAAGTCTCTGTGCAGCTTTGATGAACAATTAATTTATCGTTGTCAACTAATGAAGCGACCATCCCAATTCCGTCTAGAACAGATTTTTTAGCATTTGTTGTAGTAATATCATAGTTCTGAGCTAAATCAAACCGAGTTTGCTGCGCTGCTGAGTCAATAAAACAATAATCTACCTCTCTTTCATCTATAATTTTTCTCAAGTAGTCAGCGTGTTCCTCTGTGGTTCTCTCTGCAGCGTAATATTCTTCTATGACATAATACTTATCTTCATCGTAGGCGATTACCACAAAAGCTGTTGGGTCTTTGAAGCCTACGTCAAGTCCTGCTATAATATCCATCCCTCTTGTATCGAAATCTGATAAGTCTTGAACACATTTTTCATAGTTAAAGTTCCAAACCTGTCCTTCAAAAATGTTAAAATCCGCTTCATACTCTTGAGCGAACTCTGCTGCACTCATCGTCCTTCGTGCCTCTTCAATGTCACTCTCAACCGCTCTCGGATTATCCTGCCAGGTAGCTTTTATTGAAACCCACTCAGGATAATCGTTGTTAAACCCACGATTGAAAAACTTGCTAAACCAATTATTACGACCCCGAGGAGTTGAGATAAACAATGCTTTGCTTCCGGGCTTATCGAGAGTCGGTCTAATAGCAACGTTGAAAGCAGCCTCACCATCAGCGAGTGCAGCTTCATCAAAGAGCACAAAATCATATGAACGACCTACAACTGAATCTATTTGATTCACCGAGCCAAGACGTATAGTTGACCCGTTTGAGAGTTCAATCACACGATCTTTTGCATTATCTTTAGCTACCTCTAAATCAAACTTTTTTATTAAATTTCTTTGTAAGTCAAAGCTAATCTGAGATAAATTATAGTTAGGAGATACAATCAGAACATGAGAGTTCGGCACAAGTGCAACACACTGTGCTATTATATTTCCTATATAAGTTTTACCCTGCCGTCTGGACAGAGCACCAACTACAAATCTATATTTATCACTATTTAGCGCATTTATTATACCTATTTGCGAAGGTATAGGTTCTATGCCTAATAAATCAAGGTACCCTTGGATAGGAATCCTCAAAAAACTTCCAGTCGGGAGAATTTCCGTCGTTACTAAGTCCTTCCTCGATATCTCCATCTTCTTCCTCTACACATTCGCATGGATAAGTTTTACATTCTGAACAACATTCGCAAGGCTCCATTTCGCATATACTACAAGAAGGAGCTTTTACAATAATACCTGCGGCAACTTCAGCTTCCTCTAAAGTTTTGTATTTTTTTGCGCCTCCGGTAATCTTCCACATATCTCCTTTTTTATAAATACTAACCATTAAACCACTCCTGTAAAAAGCGCGCCCAAAAGTAGTACAATAGCAGAGCCGCTTACTGTGAGTACGAGCTTATATAAAGCATCTACTCGCGCCTTTAATTCTTGCTGAGTTGCTTTTGTGACCTGTTGAAACTCTCTCAGCTCATTAAATACAGTTTTCCACCGTTCCTCTACGACAGCTTCATGAGTATAGAAGTCTTGCCTTAGAATACGGTGTTCCACCCAGAGGTCATCTATCTCATTTATCGCCAAGTAACTTCTCCATCAGTTTACCATAATTTCCGTCGCCAAAAGCGCCGTTAACTTGGATATTCTGTTGGTTCTTTACTTGTGTGATAGTTCTAGATTCCTTACTATGGTCTTGTGCAATTTTATGGGCAAGGCTAATGATATCAACTAAGTCCTTTGACGAGTATATATCACTTTCTCTTGCTTCTTGAATCTTGTTCTCGATCACTTCATCCAACAGCTCTGCAAGTTTAAAACGATTA